CTAGTTGTGGGTTATTAACTGTGCCTAGAGTTTTGTTACCTTGAGCAATAACTTGTGTGTTCTGCGCAGGCTGTCCGGCAACTTGTTGTGGTTGACCAGGCACTGCTGGCTTTTGCATTGAAGTTTGGCCAGGTTGTTTAGGCATTTGACTTGCTGGTTTGATTTGAATCTGTTCAGCTTCTTCTACTGGAGAATTAAATGAACCACGTGCTAAACGTTGTACTGGGTTAGGTTTATTAAACTTAGGTGTAACTTTTGTTGCGAGAGCGGAAATCGGATTGCCTTTTGCATTAATTGTTTTACCTACAGATTTTACTTCAGCACCACGTGTAAAGTGTGGATTCTTGCCAAAATATTCTTTGTGCTGGGTATTCATTTTTGCAATTGCATCAGGAGACATTTCATTTTCAGCTAGCATTGCCTGATCTAATGCATCAAAATATTCTTTTAGACTTTTTTTCTTATCTTTAGTTTTAGGCTCTTCACCAGGATCAGTACCATCATCTTTTTTGTTATCAGCATGACTCTGTGCTTTACCTTTAACTACAGTGGTTTTCTTTTTGTCGTGTTTAGGTAACTTAACATCTTTACCAGACTTAACACCAAATGCACTGAAGTCATACTTTTTAGTTTCGCCTGAATCATCTGCATCTTTCTTAGGACGACCTTTACCTTTTTTGGCGGCAGTAGATTTAACTTTGTTGCCTTCGTCATCTTCATCGTCTTTACGACCATAGCCACCGGGTTCAGCAGTATGCTTTAATCCAGTTTTTGTTTTTTCTTTTGCTTCGTTCAACTGGTCTAGTTGTGATAATAAACTTTTGAAATCCATTTTATGTTCCTTTTATTTTGATACGCTAGCGCCGGTTGCTGGCTTTGGTGGACGTTTAATAGTACTCATCGGACTCTTATCGCCTAATTTCTTGTCATCCAAATATGGCTTGAACGGATCAAACGCATCAGGAGTCTTTTGTCCTGCATAAGGAATATCAATAGTAGAACCTTTCATTTGGTCCTTAATACTAGTTAGATAACTATCACCATATGCTTTATTTGCTTCTTTAGCACCAGGTTGCTCACCCATTTCTTCATGTGTAAGTACCGGACTATCTTTCATTTCATTAGCATAACCTTCAGCTTCACTATTAATGCTATCATCGTATTGGCTGCTAATAACACGAACCATGTTAATATTGTAGCCCAATAATTGAGCAATCTGTTGAATCATTGGTTCAGTGGCTGGGTATCTGAAATCAGCTTTAATAATAGTTACAGATTGATTATTCAAATTAGGAAATCCATATGGATCTTTTTGAATAGGTGTTTTAGTTGGATCACTAATTCTGATCGGATCAAACTTATTTAGATTGTACTTAAACATATCTATAAAGTTTTTGTCAACGTCACCTGCAATCTTTATAGTATAGTTGTAACTTTTAAGACTTTCAGTTATGTATGTTTTTAGGCTTTTCATTGCATTATTCCTGTATTATGTATTTATCATTGTTCATTTGTTTTAGTAGCCAACATCTTTAACAACTCATTACGGTCTAAAGCTTTACCTTCACCAACAGGAGTGTTCTCTATTTCTTCGGCCTTGCTAGCTAATTTCTGATCCAACTGTGCTTTTTTAAGCTGTAAATCAATCATTTTTAATTTTTTATTAAGTTTTGCAGTCTTAGCTGTAATAGCGTGTCCAAGCATATTACTTGCTACACTAAAAATTTCACTAGAAAATCTACTATCAACTTGCATTCCCAAATCACTTAAATCTTTAAAACTATCTACTGCCATTTGTGCTAATTCATCTAGTTCAGTATCACTTATATCAAGTCCGCGGACTTGAGGCAATGCATGGTCAATCTTTTCTAATGCACTTAGTGCATCGGTTGTAATTTCACTAGCATTTTCTGGAATAGGAATGTGCAAGCTATCAATTTCATCTTGCGGAAGTTCAAACAAGTCTTGTAATTTTTTAGTCATACAAGTATTTAGTTACTTGCTTCGCCCATTATAGAAAAGATCATCCTCAGTGATTACCCTGAATGTATACCCATAATGCTTACAATAGGCCATTGCAGCCTGCCATTTGGCATGATTAATTGCTACTACCATTCTATCTTTAGCGTTAGCAACTTTACTTTCTATAATACTTTGTTTTTTAGGTTTAATCTCAACTATTTCAGCTACCTTTTTTCCAAACTTGTTTTCATAAACTACAAAGAAGTCAGGAATATAGTTCTTAGGTTGACCAGTAAATGGGTTACGATAAGGCACAGTTATTGCTTCGCTGGCCCAATATAATACATTTTTGTTAGTATCACAGAACGTCATAAATGTAAGTTCCCAACCACTACGATATTTTGGAATATGTTTACCTACATATTTTTGAGCATTCTTTGGAGTGAATGTACCTTGAGCATACTTTGCCATAATTATTGCACTATATTACGTGCTACTGGTTGTGAAGATTGTGGTACAGTGCTTACACCATATAAACTTGTTTTGGATTTAAAACTGTTTAGATAGTATGCTATAACCTGATTCATTTGCAAAGTATTATTAGTTCCTTGAATTTGACCTAATAAATCTAATACAGGTATTCCTGTTTCTTGTGATATTCTAAATAAAAATACAGTAAAATTTCCTGCAATTTGTCTAGTATCACATACAGTTTTAAAATAGCCATTTACAATATCATATTCATTGCCGTTTACTACCATATTAAATGAATAGAAATCGTCAAATATTTTTACTGTTAAATCCAGTGAGGTGCGGTCATCTATAATTCTTGCCATGATATGTTATCTAGTTATAGGAGGAGGAACAACGTTTCTACCATTTGCTTGTTGATATTGATTTGGTGTATTACCAAATATAGGTAAATTGAATAGTACATTTCTACCGGTGTTGTTTGTTGGGTTCATAATAGCATTAGTAATACCTTTAGTTACTTCATCTTTAACAGCCTGTTTTAAATTAAGATTTTTAAAAGTATTATAAGTAATACCTGCAGTACGAGCCGCATTGAGAGCTTTATCTACAGTAAGTGTTCCGGATAAATCACCTATAATACCTTGACCTGCATCTATTAATCCACCCTGTCCCAATATAGTTTTATTACTTCCGGGTCTAGCAATAGGACTACGTACCCTATCATAATGATTATTAAGTCCGAAGCCAGCAACAATGTTACTAGGTTGATCTCCATTAATGGCACCCTGAAAATATTTAACAGTTTCGTAGTCCACTGTCATTGAATTTTCCATAGTACCATTACCTTCTGCATAATTATATGTATCGTGTGCAAATCTAGTAATGATAGGATTAATTAATGTGTATGCTACATAATTATGTTGATTAAAACCAAATATTGTAATGTTCTTAAAGAACGGAATTTTAGTCTGACCGGTACTAGCTTCAGTATATCCATTAACTGTATTGCTTGACTCTCCTACATAGCCCCAATCAGTGTTGCCTGTAATAGAAGGTGCATAAATGTTTCTTTCATTGTATGTTGCATTGTTAGTACCATTACCGGTACCAAGAGCGTCAGAAAAAACATTGTTCCCCGAAACTGTTACTACCGGTTTACTTGCATCTTTGTAGTAATATGTATAATAATTATACCACATGTTACGAATTGCACCACCGGCTGTGGGATCAGTTGTTGACCCGCCATTGTCATCGTGAAAAGTAATGTCTATTGGATCATATTTGATTTTTGTTTGTACAATACGTTTACGGTTATATTGATTCATAGTATGTGTATCGAACGTATAGTTTGGCAGTTTGGCTGATTTGACAGCTAAACCAAAATTAACACCTTGTGGTAATCCTACAGCATATGCTGTAGGATTGGTTTCAAAATACACATGGAACAGAAACTTAAACTTAGGTGCATATTGATATGCATTAGGTCTAAACGTCTTAGAGGCGTGAGTATAATCACGTAGGACTTCGTTGCTAAAGAATCCCCTAGCGGCGTCTGTTAATAGATTCTCAAAGAATCCTGACATATTTAATTATACCCTACTAATAATTAAAGTGTTGAACCAATACCTGTAGTTGATGTTCCGCCTAATACACGTGAGAAGGATCCACCAACTCCAGTAGTTTTACCATCGGCTACTTGAACTGCATTGTCAAAGCGAATTGCCAATTGAATTGTCACAACTTCATTTGCGCTATATGCTAAGTTATTGTAATTAGCGCCCTGTAAGAAGCAACCATATACTTCCCAAGTTTCTAATATTACCGGAGCTGAATTTCCGTTGCCACCGTCTAGAATTTCAATATTTGTTTGAAATTTATAATCTTGGCCGGTTGCAGCCGACGCTTGTTCAGCAAAATCCATTTGTTTCTGTAATTGTTGTCCTACCAATTTAGAAACTCCACCAGTAGCATCATCTCTAATATTAATAGTTATTGGTTGCCACTCATGTCTTCCGGCCAAATACATCGTAGAATTATAGATTGGAATAGTAATTTCACCAAAACTAACCGATGGACGAGTTACGTCAATAACTTGTTTTGTTAATTCATTCGTAGAAACATCAGTACCAAAATTTAGAAAGTTAACTCTAAAACGATACTGTAATTTAGGCATTAGTAAGCCCTGTTGTCCGCCAGCGTTATCTGACGCTACTGTCATGTTAATTAATGATTGTGAGGCTGCTGCCATTTTTTTCTCCTGTTATTAATATTTATCTTTACTAATTGATACCCCTTTCGGGGTATCATATTTTATTATTGTCCACCAAGTTCACCGGTGTTCAATATACGAACCGGGATATAAATGAATTCAGCTGCCTTAACAGGCTCTACTGCAACATCAATCCAAAGTTCATTTCTGTCGATTCTTGCTGGTGTGTTGTTACTGTCATCACATACTACAAGATAATCGTATAGACCACGTTTTGCAACTAAATCAACCATCAATGTTTGTACAACACCTGAGATTTGATTACGTGTTAATGCATCGTTAGGTTCAAATACGAATGGTCTAGCTGCCAATGTTAATTGTCTACGTATGTAAGCAACTAAACGAGCAACGTTAGTTCTGTCTAATGCACTTGAACTATTGAAACTTGTCTTGTTGCCGTAATTTAACAAACCTACACCAGTAAAGAATACTAATGGATTAATGAAGTTGATGTACAATACATCACGTATACCCAAACGAGTTTTAATTGGTTGAAACTCACCTGATGTGGCATCAATATAACCAATGCTTAATGCATTGTCAATTGTTCCGCGGCGTGTACCTGCGGCCGCCAACCAAGGATAGCTAATAGTATCATTTCTTAAGAATGTACGTAACATCATATATGATGCAGGTACTGCAACTTGATTACCTTGCAAGTCAGTTGCTAAACCACTTGGATAGAATAGACCCATGTAAGTGTCACGATTTACTAGACCATCTTCACCTGTACTTGTTGCACCGGCATCATTATTGGCCCATGCTTGAATTGCAGTAGCATCATCTGGTAATCTCATCGGTGTATCACCTAGAATATAACCAGTTTGACCACGATCATTATTCAATGTAATCATGTTAGGTTGTAATTCTGGATAGTTTGGTGTTGCAATTAAATTAAAGAAGTTATCTTCGTCACGTATTGCTGTGTTAGTAGCGATTGCCGCGTTTAATGACTGAACCACCATTGCACGTTGTGCCTTACGACCCATGTACGGTGCACCGGTTGATTGATTACCACTTACTGTTACCCAAGTACTTGTATATGTAGGAAGTGTCTCATCAGGGAATGTTGTACTATTAAAATAGTTTACCATGTACTGTTTTACATTATAACCACTACGGCGTGTGTTAAACAATAACATACCTGATGGATATAGTGTTGGATCAGGAGCATCTAAATCAAGGTTATCACTAGTTAGTAAACTAACAATTGTTGGTATAGGATCATCAACTGGGCTAATTAAATCCTGATTACTAGACCAACGTGCATCTGCAAATACTACACCCGTACTGCTTGTTTGATCGGTATTATTTATTAATTTCCATTGATCCGTACCGTCTACACTTTGCCAACGACTAATTACCGGGTAATTTTCTAAATCACCTGTATCAATCCATAAATCACCATACTGTAATGCTGAGCCGTCACTTTGTACACTTGGTGCTGTTGCACTAATTAGCGGGCCGTTAGGATCAGTAGTATTAGTGCCGCTCGGTAGAGGGAAACCACTACTATCATAGTCTCTGTTACCGTATCCATACCATGCGCCGGAGTAATTAATCATAATATCAACTTGGTCTACGACACTGTAGAACCAGTTAGTATCATTTGCCGGGGCAGCTACAGGCTCACCTTCATTAGAAACATATGTAAACTCAACCCAATTACTTAATTGTGTTCTATAATTAATAGCCGGAACACCTGATACATA